TCAACCTCTCTGACGAGTACGCCTGGAGATAATTGAGGAGTCGCCATGTTTTTCTCCGTAAAGTCTCAGTTTATCTAAAAATTATTTATTAAAACCATACTTTACATGGGGGAAATGGGACGTAAACAATTACCAATCTGGATACTGCCACTCAGAACGCAATTTTTTTTCTTTTCGATCCCTGACAATTCTTTTTACAGTACAATCTTTACATTCATATGAATAAGAAGATGCAACAGGACCTCTATCTTTACGGGTTCTATAAAACCCATCAATTAAATTCTTAATCTCACCACAAACCCTGCACCTTCTATCAGATAATAATAAATGACCCAATCCTATTTGATTATCTAAATCCATCACGAAAGATAATCCCACATGTAAGCACGATCTCCATATTCATCAACATACCATCTATCACCATCAACATCAACAAAACTATTACTATCTAAACCATCAGAAATAAATCCAAACGGTGCCATATCTTGTTCAATTTGATTTTTTTGCTCTTCATATAATCTTTTTCTAACATCTTGGTCAGTAAGTTCTTTAAAGTAATCTTGTGCTACTAACCATGCATAAATGACCAAACACATAGCAAGATCATCATTACATCCTTCTTCAGCTTCAAAAGAATTATGTTTTTGAATAAATGTTGTTAGTTCTGAAATTATATCATAATCATTTAAGAGCAATTTACTCTCTTCAATCATAGTTTTGAGATTGAGGCACCCAACTTTTTTAACTGTTTTTGACATCTTTACGCCAAGTTGAGTCTTCTTTCCAGAAAATCCCTGCCCAACAATTTGACCAGCTCTTCCTCTCATCGAGCACATTAGAAGATTGCTATATTCTAAATCGTATTGAAGAATACTTGCTACTTGATCTCCAACATCATTAACCTCGCATAAGACATATGCTTTATTATATGCAGTTGCTGCTTCATGAACTATGCTTGGAAATAACATAGGTTTTATTTCATTATTTCTATATTTTGCAACAACTTTGTGAGGAAACTGTGTAATATCAACTATCGTAAATGCAGAATAATCGCTTCCTACACCTCTAGCAACGTCTACAGTGATTAGATAATCATGATCTTCTATAGGGTCTTCATAAACGTCTAAACCAGCACTGCGAGTCTTAGGATGGTCATATACGAGCGTTCTGAGTTTGCTTGGAGCAATTAGAGTATCTACGGATCCTAAAAATTCGCATTCAAATTCAACTTTGAATTGGGATTCGCTAGTATTTGCAATAGTTTGCTTTTTCCATTCCTCATCTCTGCCAGGAACTTCAGACCAGTGAACATCTGTAAAAATATATTCATTCTTATTCTTTTCTGCATCATGCCACATTCGGTAGAAATGATTCATACCGTGTGGAGTAGAAACAATGATTACTTTAGTTTGTTTACCTGAAGTAATTGTAGGATATACTGACGCAAAGAATGAATCTGCAATATGATTTGGAACGAACGCAAATTCATCCAAAAATAAGATATTGAATGACATACCACGAACTGCAGAAGCAGAAGTAGAAGCAGCCAAGATTTTACTTCCATTTTCCAATTCCAGAGAACCTTTGTTCCAGGAAATAATACCTTGTTGCATCCACTTCGGTAAGTTTTCATATGCGGTTTGCAACCTATCTAAGAGTTCTCTTGCTGTAGCAGCTTTGTTTGCAAGAATACCTAAATTTACATTATCATTAAATACTGCATAATGCAAAAGAAAAGAAACTACAGTTGTAGATTTTCCTGTCTGACGAGGCATCTTACAGATGTTAAATCTGTGCTCATGAAACCTTCTTACAAGTTTCTCTTGAAATGGATACATCTTAAAAGGTTGTAATCCATGGTCAAGAGTTACAATTTTTACATAATTTTTTGCAAAATATACTGGATCATTCATACACTTGGCAATTTCAAGAACTTGCTCTTCAGTAAATTCGTGAGTAGTATTTGCCTTTTTTAATAGTGGATTACCAAGATATACATCATTATTAGCCATAATAAAACCTCAAATTATTAGTTACAATTCCAACGACGAAGAGCCTTATTAATTCTGCTATCTGGATCTCTTGCAGTTTCTGCAGATGTTAATTCATCTTTCATCCCTTTCATACGACTGCAGAAATTCTTTCTTCTCTGTGCTCTTTTACCTGTTGGATTTTTTTCAGTGACTGCAGTTTGAAGGTTTGAACCTGGATTTTCTTTACGATATGCATCAACTGCTTTTTGACTCAATCCATTAGTTTTATCTTGACGATTAACTTTTTGCCAATCTTCTTCAAACTCAACTTGTTCTCCATATGCCTTTACATATGCTTTACTTGGTCCTGGTTTTGCGGGACTTCCCCCCTGAGGTCCGCACATTTGAATTAGTGGTTGCCCTGGTTGAATTTCTGAAACAGAATGATAAATGACTACAGATCCTGGGTAAACTTTTTGAAGTTCATCATTTATTTCTTTACGTGTTGGTGTTTTAACTTGAGGGAAAAACATCTTCATAGAGTAATACTTTCCTCTCCAAGAAAGAGTAACAGCAATCACATTTCCAGTTTGTGCTTGCATTCTAGTCGCTTCTTGAACTGGTTTTGTTGCAGTTCCTTTAATCGATTCTGGTTTGATAATATCAATTACTTCAGCAAATGTATTTCCATCTAAATCTTCAATTGTTTGTTCTGGCATCACAACTTTTTTTGATTTTACTTTTTTGGGTGAATGAGAGCATCCACAATCTTCTAAAATTTTATCAACTAATTTTTTCTCTTCTGGTACACAATTTGGGACTTTTCTTTTACCCTTCTTTTTCATTCCAATCTGTTTGTATCCAGACCAACATGCTTCATCAAATTTATGCTCTCCACTATCAAGATAGTCTGCCGCAGTATCAATATAATCTGCTGCCTTAGTAATCTTTGATTGTACCCATGCTTCTAAATCACCTTCTCCTTTAGATAATTTATCTTGCAATCTTTTTACTGCACTTACAATTGTCTGAAGTTCTCCACGAGCCATAGAATATTCTTCGTCTTTTACAGAAACTTTATCCCACGCTTTAGTTCCATAAGAACACTCAGATCTTGTTTCTCTTTTATCGCACAATGGACAGTATCTCTCTTCTTCATGCATATGAGATTCTTTTGTTGTATTTCCCCAATTAGCAGCACCAACTTTGCGACATTTGACAAGTGCTCCGGAAGCATATGCACTTGGCCAAACATCATACCTTGACTTTACTTTATTATAACAAGCATCTTTTTTGCCCTCTTTTTTCTTTTCTTGTAAGTCCATCTCTTCTGTTCTCACGTTAGTTGGTTTTGCTGCGTTTCTTTTTTGTGGTTGGTTTGGGTCCTTTCTATTTTTTCTTCTAAATGCCTCATCTTCTTCTTCTGGAGAAAGATTTGCTGCCATCTTAGAACTTCCACACTTTGGAGTAGAAGTCTGCCCAGGTTGACGAGCACATGGAGCACCAGCAAAGGGTCCTCCAAGTTGAACCCAACCACTCACCTTTCTTCCAGTCTTAGGATCTTTCCCACTTGATTTTTTAAACCAATCTCGTAAATTTGAATCTCCAGATTTATTTTCTTCTTTTAGTTTTGATGGTAAGGAAAACATGTCCCAGTATCTAGTTCCATACTGGCAGTCTTCTCTAGTTTCATCTTTTTTGCATTTTGGGCAATATCTAATTTTTTCTGTATTAACTGGATACTCCCATTCATAATTAAGAGAACCACTACTTGTAGATTGTTCTTTTACATCTTTAAATTTTTTATGATGCTTTTTAGCATCTGCTTCCATTTTTTTCAAACGAGTGTAATAATCTGGAATTTCATCAAGATGTTGAAGAGCAATATCCATCGCAAGCTCATGATCTCTAGTATGTTCATGTTCAATAGGTTCTCCCATATCAAGTTGCCTTTGTATGAAAGAAACATCAAGACGATGCTTCTTTGCAATTTGCTCAACTGTTTTATGTGATTTAATCTTTGGCATTGGTAAAAAGAACCTTTATTTATTTATTGTTCTTGAGATTGTTGCTTAAGTAATTTTGCCAATTCTGCTGTAGATCCAACAAACAAAGCATTATTAACTGTTGTTGGACCTTTCTGTTTATCTTCTTCAATATCTTTCAATTTCTTTTGCAAATCCATTAATTTATCAGTAGCATCTGCTACACTCTTTATTAATTGACCTGCAACCTCATATGCACGAGGCATTTCACTTTCTTGTGCCAATTCAAGAATACCATTTATTGCTTCTTGCCCCTTTTCAATTAAAGAATATAGATTTCCTCTAGTATAATCATAATCCTTTTTAATATCATCTACTGTCGATGCTATTTTTTCTATTTTTTCTACAGAAACACTAGCATCAACAACTGGAACTATATCTTCAGAAACATTAAAAGTTTCATTTAAATCGTTGAATTTTTTTGTCATTTTCATAATAAATTAAAAATTAGATCCATTAAATCCAAAATCATCCCCATCTTCTATTAATAGATTGTCACTTGCAGTAATTGATTTTACTTCAGATCCTGAAAGGTGTGATGTAACAGTTGTTCCGTCTCTACCTCTATCAACAGTTAAAACATTACCGGATACAAGTTTTACATATACTTCTTCTCCTTCAATATCCAAATATGTATTTGGTAAAATAGAACTTGCATTAT